TCATCTGGTACAACTGGTATTTTTGAAGTAATTATGCATTTTATATTATATACCACCATTTTACATTATTAAATAATTATTATTAATCAGTATTCAACACACAATGCTATAAATTATATAAAATGAACGAAGTAGTTATATTTCTCAAGGAAACTGGTAATGTATACGGATTCAAAACACTCAAGAAGAAGTTCAAACTAAAGAATAACGCTCTTGCACGATATTTAAACCATCCATATGTACAGAAAGCACTCCCTGTAGAAGTAGGTAGTGGAAAAAGTAGTTTAAATATATGGAAATATTCGGAAGAACCAAGAAATTCTAGAAATTCTAGAAAATAGTGTAAAAAAATATATACACCTACTGTAGGTGTATTAATATACACCTTTCCCATATTGTGTATAGGAAGGTTGGTTGTATTGTTGGTTGTATTGTTGGTTGTATGGTTGGTTGTATTGTTGGTTGTATTGTTGGGTATATGGTTGGTTGTATTGTTGAGTATATGATTGGGTATATGGTTGAGTATATGATTGAGTATATGGTTGTGTATCTGTATAATCATTCGAATAAAACATGAATAATGCAATCACACAAACAATTAATCCCAATGCAATAGCAATATTATATCCTTGTCCCTCAAAAAGTCCATCAAGTGTTCTTTTTGGTACTGAATTTGGTTCAGGTTCGGGTTCGGGAGTTCTTTCCGTAGGAGATGAACAGTCTTGCACGATATTTACCTCGGCTTTATTATCAAATACAATGTCTTTCATAATACAATTTTGAACATTTGGACAGTTGTCATCCTTTTGTTTCATTTGACCAGTCATCAATGGATTTTTTGCAGAAAGACAGTTTTCATACCAGCATATAGGATCAGTTCCTTGATCTTCGAAAAAATCTTGTATTTTTTCATTTGTAAATTTTCCATCTTCATTTGTTTGATTTGCAATAATACATTTACATTCGTCCTTTTTCGGATTTTTACTACAATAACTTTTAATATAATCGTCCATTCCTGTTCTGTATTTGGAAACTTCATTTCTTGCATATTCCATACATCCTTTCTTATCCAAATCATCTTTACAATGGTTTTTCCAAAAGTTTCTACATTCATCACTATTAGAATCGCTAAATTTTGTATTACAGCCAAGCCTATGATCTAAACAACAACTTTCAGCATTCCATTTTACAGGATCATAAATACTTGCTATAGTCTTATTATCCGAATTTGAATCAACTGTTCTACCATTGTCCTCCTGTACACCGAGATACCGATTATCACTAGAAAGTTTCAACTTTTTTGAAACCTTTTCAAATGACCAATCCGCTGTCATATTGTTTCCGTCATCATAAGGAAAAAGTTTCAAATTTCGTTGACTCATTGCCGACTCTTCTGCTTTCACATACAACAAAGGATTAGATGCCAAACGAATGTAAACTTTATCCCCCACATTCTGAACCCACCATAATGTTGATTTATCGGATTTCCAATTCACTCTAGAATCTTCTTGCACATTATCAGCAGCAAAGAATTTTCCGGTTCCACTATCTTTTATAAAAACAAACCTGTCTTCATCAAACATTCCAGAATTTGATTCAAAAGTAGAATCCACTTCCTCCAAGGGATCAGTTGAAACTTCTACCGTTGGAAACTCATCAGAACATTTTTCATTTTTACAATATTTTGTGTTACATTCTCTATGTTCTTTACAACTTTCACCCTTTGTTTTAAGTGTTTCGCATTTTATTGCACCTATATACTCTCCTTTTTTACATGGTTTTCTACATTTACCTTGAATACAACTTGTTCCACTTGTGTGACCTCTACAGTTTTCTTTGTCCCAACACCATTCTCCTTCACCACTAATACTCTTGTTCTTACCAAAATGTAAAGGAAATGGAATATCTGGTGAACATTCTAGTTTTTCAGAATCTGTTCCCGTTCTTGTTTTACCACATTCTCTTTGACCCAAACATTCTTCACTTTCAACACATACGTCACCGGTATTCTTTTTATTTTTACATATACCATTTGAATCTCTATACTCTTCATCTTTACATGGTTTTCTACATCTTCCTTGAATACAACTTGTTCCACTTGTATGACCTATACAGTTTTCTCTATCCCAGCACCAATCCCCTTCACCACCGATACTCTTGTTTTTATCAAAATGTAAAGGAAATGGAATGTCAGGTGAACATTGTAATTTTTCAGTTGTTTCACCAGTTCTTGTCTTACCACATTCTCTCTGACCCAAGCATTCTTCACTTTTAACACATACTTCACTCGTATTCTTTTTAGGTTTGCATACTCCACTTGAATCTCTATACTCTTTATCAGTACATGGTTTTCTACATCTTCCTTGAATACAACTTGTTCCACTTGTATGACCTATACAGTTTTCTTTATCCCAACACCAAGCTCCTTCATCACCGACACTTTTGTTTTTATCAAAATGCAAAGGAAATGGAATATCTGGTGAACATTCTAATTTTTCAGTTTTATCACCAGTTCTTGTTTTACCACATTCTCTCTGACCCAAGCATTCTTCACTTTTAACACATACTTCACTCGTATTCTTTTTAGGTTTGCACACTCCACTTGAATCTTTATACTCTTTATCGGTACATGGTCTTCTACATCTTCCTTGAATACAACTTGTTCCATTTGTATGGCCTATACAGTTTTCGTTATCCCAACACCAAGCTCCTTCACCACCGACACTTTTGTTTTTACCAAAATGCAAAGGAAATGGAATATCTGGTGAACATTCTAATTTTTCAGTTTTATCACCAGTTCTTGTTTTACCACATTCTCTTTGACCCAAGCATTCTTCCCTTTTAACACATTCCTTCCCACTTGTTTTACGCTTGTCACATTTACGTGTAGTTTCGTTTCTGTATTCTTCATTTGTACAAGGTCTTTCACAACGACCATTTTCACAGTTTGTTCCACTTGTATGACCTATACAGTTTTCTTTTTCCCAACACCACCCCCCTTCACTACTTACACTCTTATTCTTATCAAAATGCAAAGGAAAAGGAATATCGGGTGAACATTCTAGCTTTTCGGTATGAGCACCAGTTCTTGTTTTACCACATTCTCTTTGTCCTAAACATTCGTGACTTCCACTACAGCTTTCAAAAGATCCTTTCTTATTTTTTATCAACTTGTTATGACAATACTGAGTATTTGAATTGTATGGTTTTTTATCACAACCTCTATTTTCAGTCAATGACGGACATCCATTTCCACCATGAGCACGATTTACAATAATACGTCTGGTTCTTGTTTGTTGTCCGGTTGTTTCACAAGTAGAATTACATGCAGTCCAGTTACCCCATTCACTGACTTCACAATTGACAGGATTATGACGACAATTTCCATGTGAACAATGATGATTTGGTGGACATGATGTTTTTTCAATATCTTCATATACTGTTTTGGTAGATCCCATCCTCTCACATCCTCCTGCTGTTTGATTGTATACTTTTTTTCTTTGCCCTTTGTGAGAACAATTGGGTGCTCTTGTAACTGTATTACTCTCAAGTTCTGTGTAACCAGATCTGCATGTTGAATCCGATGTAACACACTTCCAATTATGACATTTACCAGATTTACATTGGCTACCATCATGATTTTTACAATTTCCACCAGCAGGGATATTTCCACATTGGTCCCATCTAGTATTTCCTCCACTGGGACAACATCTTTTGTCATTGTTTCCCCAATCTCTACATTTACCTCTACTACATTCATCATCCTCTGAACATCTATTTCCATCACTTTTATTTCCTTGACGACATCTATTCGAAACACAATTCTTGCTTTTACAATTATCATCCTCGCGACATTGTTCGCCAATAGATTGATTACTTCCCATTTTTATAAACAATTATTTTTTTTAATAATAATTTGAATAAATGGATCAAAGTGTTTAGAAAAGTTTTCAACGTACACAAAAATGAAGCAACGAAAACGCCCAAGGAGTGGAACTATTGGCGATGCTGTCGAGGATACGAATAACAACAATGTTTCAGAAGTAAATAAACCTATACAAAATATCGAATTGAAAAAACAAGAAATTATCCCAAAACCAATCAAAAGAAAGATTGAAATTTTACAACCAGCTGAGAAGAAGAAAAAAACACCTCCTTCTTTACCTGTAAAACTTAAACAACTTGGAAACACAAAAGCATGGGCGGATCTTATCGCGCATTTGGTAGGTGATGAACGTCACAAACCTGTGTTAATTCATGGTCCGGTTGGTTGTGGAAAAACACTGGGTGTTCAAGACTGTTTGAAAACCTGTGATATAAATTGCTCACTACTCGATGGATCCGCGCCGGAAAATCCAAGTGAACTAGATATGTGGATTTCACAAGTAAGAGATAATTCAGTTCTAGAAGGAGAAGGAGGTGTATTGTTTATAGATGATATTGAAAGTTTCACACCACAATGCAGAGAAATAATTGTAAAACATATCAAGAAAACTAGTAAAAGTAAATCTCCATTAATTATAACATGCACAGACTTTTATGCATATGACTTGAAAGAATTTACGCTTCTGTTTAAGAATTTATTAACAATACGATTATTCCAACCAAATACAGAAGTCACTACTAAATGGTTACAAACAAAAGGTTATAGTCTACCATCTATAAAATCGATTGTTTATGATTGCAAAGGAGATCTACGTCATAGTGAACTGCTACTTTCCTTCTTTTTTCAAATAAAGAACTACAGTGAAAAGAATGGAAAGGTATTTAAGCTGACAAAATCAACAAATGATCAAAAATTGAACATATTTGAACTCTCAAATTCATTATTGACAAGAAAAAATGATAAATGGTTTGAAATATTTTCAGCACAAAATACTTCGTCGCATACTTCACATATACGTATTCTATATGAGAATTTAGGACACCTTTTATACGAACCATCTAGAATAAACATAAAAGATCCATTAGAAGGTTATGCGGCAATATTAGATTCATTTACACACACCGATTGGAACTGCTTGGATGAGTTTATACACCAGGCAGGAATAATGTGTCAACATCATCTTGGGTGCAGGACAGTTTCAAAAAAATGGTGTCTTCCTTTGGATAAAACAAATAGTATACAATCTGAAAAAGAATTGAAACGTAATTTTAGAGAAGAACTTATAAAAAAAAGCAATACAACTGAAAAACGTGAAATAATAAAGAATTTTTATTCGCAAATATACGAAAATGAAAAATTTCCAAGCATAAACGGGTTGAACGAATCTGGAATGGATAACATAATAAATAAAATCAATCCAGTGAGACTTGTAAATGGTAATGTTTGGGATATTCCCAGTAATTTGGGAGGTACAAAATTCAATTAATCAAAAAATATTTTATCTTTTATGAAAAGTCTTAGTTTTATAATTCTTGTTGTCATCCACCTGGATCAAACACATGGGACACCGAGTACCAACACCAACAGTAAACTCATAGATGTCTACCACTCTTTCCACGACGATGACCACCACGCTTTCTGAGGACCAGAACGCCGTTTTCAATGAGGCGGTGATTGCTCTCTCGGAACTTTCTGGAAACAATCTCGAGATGAAAATCTCGGAAGATGAAGTTCTAGATCTCTATGACACTCAGATTATGAACAAAGAGAAGGAAAAGGAAGTCTACAACATTCTCATGGATCTG